CTGGCCCTGTGACTGCTTCGATGGTAATAGAGCGTAAATACTTCAACACTTCCTGTCCATTAGGAGTGCGGAACAATGCTCTTACGTCTTTGGATAGTTTTTCATCGTTCTGTTTAGTACGAGGAAAATTATCAATACCTAGTTGATTAGACATCCTGTCCTTGCATCATCTGTTGTTGTTGCATTTGTTGCTGTCTCATTTGCTGTGCAGCTGCTATCAACTCTTCACGATCTACTTTATCGCGTACAAGCGTATCAGGCACACCAAACTTCTTAGCAAGATGCACCGCAACATCTTCTGAGCTTACAAGTAGGTTAAGGATTTCTGGCCCAAACGTACCACCAACCAGCTGCAAGTAACGAGATATAGATGATATATCTTGATTAGCTTGCGCTTGTGCAAGAGGTGATACAGAACGAATTTTTACTTCACGCCCATTGATTGTAGGCAAATCAATGCGGCCCTGCTTCTTCAATATGTAAACGACCCGCTGCAAGATTGGTTGCACCATCTCTGCTTGCAGTCTGCCAAAGGCAGAACCAATCCGTCTGGATAGGTCAGCCATGCGTTCTGCCACTTCGGTTGCGCTAGCGGGTGTTTTGTTGGGGTCGCCAAGCATATCGTTATACAACGCTCGCTTGATGTTATTGCGCATATCCCCAAGAACCAGTTGAGCAACATCAAAGTTGCCAGCGTTCCTGATCGGCTGCAAACCCTGCGACCCCATGGCTTTAGGAATGATGGTTCCCGGCACAAGGTTAATTGTGTCGGTGTTAATAATACCATCATCATCCATTTGATAGATACCAGAGATAGCCATCTGAGCATTCTCTAGCACAAGCTCAATAGTTAGGTTAGTTGTTTTAATTGCAGACAATGCATTGATAAGTGGCCCACGCCCATAGATTTCACCGCTAGCTTTTGACCAACGGAAACAAACATAAGGGTTTGAACCAGTACCTTTGAACTGATCAACAACAATAGTTTCTCGTTCTGGAATATTAATTACATAAAAGTCAAAGCGATCTTCGTTTCGCTTCTCATAGTTTCGGCAAACAATCTCAACGATCTGTACTTTGCCATCTGGATTGCTAGCTATTGCTTTGGCGGTTCGTTCCTGAAATACCGCTTTTGGATACGCCACAGGCAAATCCGAATACTTGAGAGTACGTTGTCTATATACATGGTCAATTTTATCATCTGGACCTGTATCAAGGTATACACTCGGTAACGGAATCGCATTGAAACGAATTGGATTAACCGCATCACCTTCTTCCACAAGAAGGATGCCTGTGCCAACAGCCAAGTCCATAAACGATTCATGAACTTCTTGCCCAAAGTTAGAGTTCTGGATAATCTCAAATACATAGTCAGTTACCTTATCCAAGCTATTATTAACATCATCTGCTTCTTGTTCCGGCACTTCACTGCCAGCAAGGAGATCAGCCCAACGTGCAAAGTTAGGAACAAGTCCAGATTGAAGTCTTGATGCAAACTCTTGTGTGCCTACAACAGCAGTCTCATCAAAGATTTTATCGTCACGGCGTTGACCGGGGCTTTCATAAAAGAAGCTCTGCCGCATTGGAAGAGCGTACTCATAGCACTCTTCAAACAATGATTCAAAAAGTACACGGTTTTGCTTAGACTTTTCAAACCGTTCCAGCATACGCAGTGCGACTGTATCCATTATATTGTCTCATCAAAGTAGCCAACACCACCAGCTTGACCTGTAATCAAAGAACGCTGACCTGATCCACCACGTTTGCGTCTCCGAATCTGATCTTCTAATCTTTTTTGCCGTTCCTCTTTTTGCATTTCTTCTTGCTCTGCCATCATACGCTTACGCTCTTCACGCGCAGCTCTTGCTTCTTCAGACTCACCGGGAGCTTGTACTTTTGAAATGCCTAGCAAACCACGAGTAATTTGAGTAATGGGTTTAAAAATAGATGAGGTACACATACTAATCTCCTTTATGCCGTAATAACCCCATGCATGTTTGCAGTGCAACGCACAATATAATATTCCAATATACTTATCCCTAGGGGTAGGAATAATGGAATATTTACATTCTTGACCACAAGCCCTGCCTTCTTGGCTTTGGCCTACGGCTGAATACATCGAATTCTGTCTTAGCTTGGAATGGCTTAGTGGTTGCAGAAACATTGCGCAAGATATTTCTACCTTCACCAGCACCCATCATCAAGTATTGCAAAGCATCATGTATGTGTGAGAAGTGATTCTTCTCAGGCTTGTCATCAAACCTTTCACCAGATACTTGCATACGCTTGTACTGATAACCACCCTCAAAACCTTTAATCAAAGTACGACACCGAGGGTCAACAAGAAACCCAGACGCACCCTCAATCATTCTATTCAATGGTGCATTAACAGATTCAAGACGAAGAGACACATCGTTTGATTGCGCTGGTCTTGCATTCAAGCCGCAGCCGCGCAGTATCTGGAACGGTGTTGATTCATCAGTTTGTGCGCGGAAGTCGCCAGCCGGATCACCTATAATGTTTATTTCGCAATCGCCATAACGTGAAGCAATCTCTTGCCGCATCACTTCGCTAAATCTAACAATGCCCATATCAAACGCTACAATCTCTTGTAAGATTAGCCAGCGTCCACGAACTTTCTGCCCTATTACAGCAGCAGGGGTAAGACCAAAGTCAACGCCAATATATACAGGCACACCCGATGCCACAGGGATTTCTTCCTTGGCGACATGGGTATCAGTAACAAACATGGGATAAACGGGTTTGCCATCTTTGATAGTACCTAACTGATTCATTACATAGACATCAATCCAACTCTTCGTCTTTCCCCTGACGATATTCGGATAGTAGTCTTTCCTCATATTGTTTTGGTTTTCTGCACTCTCGTTTGGGGTATAATCGGTGACGTTTCCTTCCTGATCTTTGACTTCCATCATGCCAGCTGGTTGAGTATAGAACTCCCAGTTGTCTGGCTTTACCAACATTTTTGCTTCGTCTTTTGGTATGTGATCTGGTATCGGCACTTCGCCCGACATTATCGGCCACCAATGATCCTCCTCTGGAGCGTTAGTATCTGCAATTACACCTGTCCATGTGCAGCCGCCATCTTTCATAGAAGGGTAACGACCAACACGCATAGTACACGCATCGATGATAGACTTGGGTATTTCCCTAGCCTCGTTGATCCATATGCCTGTAAGTTCTAATGACAACAACTTCTTGACATCTTCTGGCCTATCTAATGCCAAAAAGATAACTTCAAGATCGATGTCAGCCCTTTTGATATGGTGTGTGTATGGCACAGACCAAAGGAATTTGCCCCACTCTTCTTCTGGAAACCAGTCAAGCCATGTCTTAATGGTTGTGGTTTTAAGCTGTGGGTTAGTATTACGGATGATAGCCCAGCGGCTATGCCTTACACCATCTTCTGCTTTTTGCTGTTGAAGTGCGCGGCGAAAGATTTCAACGCAACAACATACAGATTTACCAGAACCTACTGGCCCTCTAAGGCCACGAAAGAATACATCAGACTTCATAAAGTCTTTTAGTACCTTGCCATCTGGCTTGTACTTAAAGTTGGTCAACCTTGTTATCCTTGCCAAACTTAATCATACGTTCAACAACTTCTGGCCCGATAACAGCTATAACCTTGTCAGCCTCACGGTCAGTGCAAAATTCTTTTGGATGGTGAGCAAGGTGTACCTTCTTCACTATTCTACGGAGAAGGTCGCGTTCTTCCTGTTTTAGTGTATGTAAAAAACTCATGCCGCTTCCATAATAAAAAAGCCAATAAACATTATTAACAGTATAATTGCTACAACGCCAGAGCCAATCATTATGTTTTCTATAAGCTGTTGTTGCTTACGATGCGCCTCAAGCTGTTGTTTCTGACGCTCGACCCTAGCCTTACGCTGAAACTCAATCCAGTCCTGATACAACCCCGGTCTGCCATACAACTGCATATAAGACCTAAGATCAGCCTCTTTCTTTTTCAACTCTTCAAGAGCCATAAACTCTTGGAAGTCATCACCAAATATAGATGACTTTTTCTTTAATTGCTTTTGACGGAGGGTTTCTTGTGAGTGGACAAACTTACTTATCTCGCTGCCAACAGATGCTAACTCGCGTCCATTCTGGATGGCTGTCTTAATAACAGCAAACGCCGCATTAGCAGCTGCGAGTTCAGCAAGCATTATCTAAACCTTTTTGCTATACGTCTTGCAGCTTTTGGCTGGCTCGAAAACTGTTTGCCCTTCTTTGTGTCTTCACGTTTCTTTTTGCTGCTTGCCGCATACTGGCTAGCACTCATAGCTTTTATGGCAGCTGAAGGCAGATACCGTTCACCAGTAGCTTCAGAACCTTGCGTTGATGGCTTGCCCGACTTGGTGCGCCACTTCTGCCTTGTCCATGCTCTTAATGATTTTTGTGGAGCCTTCATGAAGTGTATCCACCACCTTTAGCTTTATACGCTTTAGCTAGCATCTGTGCCTTACGAGCAGACCACTGGCCCGGCTTGCCGCCTTTGCCGCCAGCCTTTATGCGATTGAACAAAGCCTTGCGCATTCCCGGCTTTGTATAGTTGCCAGCTTCGTTAACTGCCATTCTTCTTAGACTTCATAATCTTTTTCTTTAATGCTTCTGACAACTTCTTTTGCCCAGCAGTTAGCATTGACTTCTTTGGTGGAC